CTGAGTCGGCTCTGAAGAAGTATCCTTCTCTGAAGGATAAAGACTCGGAGTTCTACCAGCGTGTGCAGCGCGAACTCAATGCGCGGGGAGCAGCCTACAAGCTGAACAACCCCTTCGCAGTGCTGGACGTTGCTAACTCGGTTGCGGCGGAACTGGGTATTCCGGCTAGTCGTTCCAACCGCGTTCCCACGCAGCTTGGAAATAAAGGTACGGACTCGCGTCCCCCTGCAAAGGGAGACGATCTTAAGGAGTTCTTGCCGCCGATGGAAGAGGTCACGGCCCTTGCTAAAAAGATGGGCTTGACCAAGAAAACGGACCTCAAGAAACTTCGTCGTCGTGTTGCCGAATTTCGCAAGAATCAGGGCGACTTGACACAGCGTATCCGCATTTCCATGACAGAGAAGGACTAACCAATGGAACAGAACAAACAGACTCCGGTGCAGACGTTTGAGGAAATTCAGGCCGATGTGAGAGCTAAGCTCAAACAACTGCAGAAGACCAAGCAACTTGACGACCTCGATGCAGAAGTGCTTTTCGACCCGTGGGATTCGCAGGACCCCTTCGTTATTATCGGCAATATTCCGCCGGATGAGAAATACCCGAAGGGTCAGGCCCTCGCGTGGAAGAATCCGATTCTTCGCAATCAGTCCGCGAACATCGGTTGGAAGGGCTGGATTCCGTTGGAATACGGCGACCCGTACACGGGCGAGAACGGAGAAATGCTCACCGAGTATCTGCAGGAGGCACCCGCTCGTTTGGAAGGGACCAAGAATCTCGACAACATGGTGCGGCGCGGGGATTCAATCCTCTGCCGCCTCGATATGCGGGCGTGGATGCGTCGGCAGATCGAGCGAGAAGCGAAGTCTCTTGAGATGCGGAATGCGCTGAGACGGATTTCCGAGGACGAGGCCCGCGTCGGCATTACCGGCGAAGGTCTGGTCGATCAGGAAGTTCCAAGGGGCGGCTTCAGACCCCAAGACAATGAAGTACCGGGCGGCAAGAATCTCGTCTTGCGGACCGGTCCCAACAAACGTTTAACTAATCCCAAGGAGGATTAAGTTTGGCTAACGTAAATGGTGCTTTCGGGCTGCGTCCGGTGCGTAATGGCAACGGCAACGCTCCCCGTGTCACCAAGTATGCGGCAGCCGCGACAGTGTACGAAGGTTCTCCGGTTTGCTTTGACGGCAACGGTGCGATCATCCAGTATACGAACGCGCTTGCCCTTACGGGTGACATTGCTGGCGTAGCGGCAAACTATGCTACGTCTGGTCAGGACGTGTACGTGTACACGGACCCGAATCAGGTCTACGAAATTCAGATCACGGGCGCGGCCACTGTCGCGGCTGGTGATTATCAGGCGATGTTCCGATTCGCTGCTAACCCGGAAGCGGGTAGTGCGGTGACGTTCACGTCTACGGCTTCTCTGGACATTGCGACGGCTGGCGTGACGGCGGCTGGTGCGGCTACGGCCACTCCTCTGCGTCTGCTCAGCTACCCGCGGCGTCCCAACAACGACATCACACTTCAGAACGCGGTTGTCAACGTTATGCTCGTTCCCTGCTATACCAGCTTTGGTATGACGATGGGTTCGGCTGCGGCTGACACGTACACCACGTCGTAAGCAACAGGAGGGAATAGAAAATGGCAGTCACTATGATTCGCGCACAGATTCCTGACCTGTTTGTAAGCAGGCTGGCGTATCTCAGCGCGGTTATGTTCGAGGAGTTCGATGCTCCCGACACCACGTACTCTGAAATCTTCAACGTCAAGCAGTCCACTCGCGGCTACGAGGAAATGACTGGCGTCACTGGTTTCGACCAGTTCGCGCAGCGTGACGAAGCGGCTCCGGTCGAATACGATCAGCTTCTGCAGGAGTTTGACAAGCGCCTGACCCACGTAACGTGGGCTAAGGGCTTCCAGATTTCGATGGAAGCGAACGAAGACGACCTCGACAACGTTATCTCCAACGGTGGCCCGGCTCTGGCGCGTTCTGCGAAGAACACGATCGAGACGGACGCCTATGCGGATTTCGCCAACAGCTTCGGTTCGCTCACGACTCCGGACGGCAAGGCTCTCTTTGCCACGGACCACATCCTGCGAGGCGGTGGCTCGTTCTCTAACAAGATCACGGGTGACCTTTCGCAGAGCACGCTGGAACAGGCCATCAACATCTTCGATACGATGCGCGATGGTCGTAACCAGCTCATCAAGACGGGTCCCGCGATCCTTCTGATTCCGCCCCAGCTTCGATGGCTGGCCCACGAAATCCTGAAGAGTTCGCAGCGTTCGGACACGGCTGCTAACGCGGTCAACGCGCTGTCGCAGGTTCCGCTTCGCGTCATCATGACTCCGTATCTCACCAACGCCACCGACTGGTTCATGCTCTCGGAGCCGAGCCGTCACAAGCTGGTGTACTGGTGGAGGCGCGAGCCGGTCGTGGACCACGCTGTCGATTTCGACACGGACACGATCAAAACGAAGATGACGTTCCGCAACTCGCACGGCCCGTACGACTGGCGCAATCTGGTCGGCGGCGACGGCACCTAAAAGGAGGGTGACAAATGTCCTTTGTTACTCGCTTTAAGCGCCGAGTCTCTGGCACCACGATGATTGACGGTCCGGTTTCCGGCTCGATCATCACCCTTCCGATTTGTTTCGGTCCGGGTGCCAACGGTATCACCTACACGCATACGATCGATCTTCCGGCTGGAATGGCTCTCAAGATCGTCGCCATTAGCGTGAAGGCAGTCAACATCGTTAGCGATCCGTCGCTCACGATCGGTTCGACTGTCGGCGGTGCCGAGTTCGTGGCAGCGGTGAATATCACTGACGGTCTTGCTTGCACGCTCGTCGCTACGGATGTTACGGACCTCCTGTCCGTTCGTCTTATCAACGACGCTGGTGATGCTTTCGATAACGCCACTGTGACGATCACTGCGTACGTGTCTGCGCCCCCGACCTCACTGGTCGAGCGCAACATCAATCACGCCTAACTGATGGAGAGGGGGATTGGGGATTCCCGGTCCCCCTCTCAACCGTGGAGAAGTATGGCCAAGAAGTCCCACGCTGACAAGATCGAGAAGGTCTTGCATGAATTCAAAACCGGCATGCTCCACTCGGGCAGCAAGCACGGCCCCCTTGTAACCAACCGCAAACAGGCCATCGCCATCGCTATCAGCGAGCAAAAGGCCCAATCCAAACGGAAAAAGAAATGATTGTCCCGAAACACATGATCAAAGCCCTAAAGGCTCTTACGACCGAAGCTCGCGTCAAAGAGCGTACTCGTAGCGGTAAGCTGTCTGACGAAGACATCATCCGCGAATACAGCCGCGATATTCCGTCCCCTAAACCAACGGCGGCAATTGCTCCGCCCTACGTTAGAAAGAAACCGAAGTAACCGTAAATGGCAGTCAATACCTATTGGGTACGAGCAGGTGGAAACGATGGTGCCGATGGTCTGTCGTATGCTAACGCACGTCTGTCCCTCACTAGTATTCTAGGTAAAATAGCATCGGATGCTGCCTCAAAAGGGTCGATCCTCAACCTTGTTAATGATCAGACCTATACGTGGCCAACTGCTGAGCAGTCCTATACGACTGGCGTTGGCACGTCCTTCACTGATTTTGGCTACTTGTTTCGCGGCGTATCGGACTCGAGTGCTACCCCCGCTTACGCTACGATCGCAGCATCTGGCGGCGATGCAATCCGTCGCTTCGTTGGATTGTCAGCCGGATCGGGCTGGTGCATCTTCCGCAACATCATTTTTGATGCTTCGGCAAAACCTGCTGATGCCAACATATATACGGCCATCCGCTACAATAATGCGGGAGGGCCTGTCTGGGTAGACGGGTGCGGATTTATCGGCGGAAGCAGTGGTGCTAACCTTTCTGCAATAGGTCAGCGCCATCTTATCAATATCCAGACCAGTAATAGCAATCTTGGCAGCACGCGCATCTGGTATTCATTGCTTCAGAATGCCCCATCTTGCTTACCGGGTCTTGGTGCAGCTCTTGCGTACTCGGTAAAAGGCAAT